GGTGCACTTCATTCAGGATTAAATACCTGGGGTAAGCAGCATAATCTCAGCTTCAATGATGGAGAATGGGGATGGGCTTCTGAACCATCTTCTGATGAAACATTGATAGCAACAAGTGGAGACTTGACAGGATTGCTACCTGAGAAAGGTGCAGACCCTGATAAAGGTACAGTTCTTTCATGGAATCAACCTATAAATTACACTGAACCTCCTAAGTCTGAACCTAAGCCTGAACCTAAGCCTGAACCTAGACCAATCCAAAACCTGGAGGATTACTTAAATAGAAAAGATTCTGGTGAATTTGCCGATGAACAAACAGCAAATCAAGAGCATGTAAATAAGGTTGAAGCTTTAAAGCTGGAGTCACAGGAAAATGATTTAAAGATTAGAGATCAACAACAAGATCGAGATACCTATATTCCAGGTGATTATCCTAGAGATTGGGGAGAATTTAACCAAGGACGTACAGGTACTAGAACAAAAGACATAACTTCGGGAAATCAAATAGACTTAGAAGGAATTCCCCCCGGTGTAGCTGAGTGGGGATTTGGAAAAATTAAAGACTTTTTTACTAGTGAAAGGCAATCATCAGTACCATTAAGAATCCCTACTCAACAATCTAGTACAAATCAATCCTCTAATTATGCACAAGGTGTGGCTACAGATGTAACACCTTATACTCAAACTGAGACAGCAAGTAAGAAGAAACGAAGAGAGATAGATTCAAGAACAACCACCAAGACGCCCACATATACAGTAGCAGCAGCTGGAACTGGAGTTAATCCAGGTACACTAAGTGGTACTGGAATAACAAGTTTCCTAAATGTAATTTAAACTATGTCAGCAAAAGAACGTTATGATATCCTATCAAGTGATCGATCCCAGTTTCTAAACGAAGCAGAAGACGCAGCAAAACTCACTTTACCATATCTTATACGAGGTCATGAAGAGAACTCGAAAGGTATGAAAAATTTAAAGACTCCATGGCAAAGTGTTGGTGCCAAAGGTGTAGTAGCATTAGCGAGTAAACTATCGCTTAGTCTAGTACCACCACAAACCAGCTTCTTTAAGCTACAATTAGATGAGTCTCAATTAGGTGAAGATTTTCCTCCAGAAGTAAGATCAGAATTAGATTTATCCTTTGCAAAGATTGAACGCACTATCCTTGAAGCTATCGCAGCATCAGATGATCGTGTAGTAATACACCAAGCATTACAACATCTAGTTGTAGGTGGTAATGCTTTAATCTTTATGGGTAAAGCAGGTCTGAAATTATATCCTCTTAGTCGCTACGTTATAGAACGAGACGGAAACGGTGCCGTGATAGAGATAGTCACTAAAGAACGAGTCTCTAAAAAATTGGTAGAAAAATATCTGCCAAAAGACAAAGCAGAAGAAAGTGTTGTCGGTGAACGCCAAGGCGAATCATCTCAAAAAGAGTGTGATATCTATACTCATGTAATTCGTGAGAATAATAGATTCACCTGGCATCAAGAAGTATATGGTAATATAATACCTGAATCAAAAAGTAAAGCTCCCGTTGATAGCACACCTTGGTTACCACTACGTTTCAATACAGTAGATGGAGAAGGCTATGGTCGAGGTAGAGTAGGTCAGTTTATAGGAGATCTTAAATCACTTGAAGCACTGTCTCAGGCACTCGTAGAAGGGTCTGCAGCAGCTGCTAAAGTTGTGTTTACTGTATCACCATCAGCGACTACCAAACCTCAGACACTGGCACAGGCAGGCAACGGAGCTATCGTCCAAGGACGTCCAGATGATATAGGTGTTATACAAGTAGGGAAGACTGCTGATTTCGCAACAGCTTATCAACTAATGGCAACATTAGAGAAGAGGTTGAATGAAGCTTTCCTTATATTAAGTGTAAGAGATTCAGAACGTACTACTGCACAAGAAGTACAAATGACTCAGATGGAACTAGAGCAACAGTTAGGTGGTCTCTTTGGATTACTTACAGTTGAATTACTAGTACCTTATCTGAATAGAAAACTTACTGTATTCCAAAAGACTGGAGAGATTCCTCGCATACCTAATGGTATGGTTAAACCTATTATTGTTGCAGGTATTAATGCACTTGGTAGAGGACAAGATGTACAAGCACTAGGTAACTTCCTAACAACTATTGCTCAGACAATGGGACCAGAAGCTATCGCACAATATATTAATCCAGAAGAAGTAGTTAAGAGATTAGCAGCTGCTCAAGGTATAGATGTATTGAATCTTGTTAAGAGTATGGAAGAAAGACAGCAAGAAGAACAGCAAGCTCAACAACAAGCAATGCAGATGGAACAGATGAAGCAAGAACCTAACATGGCTAAGGCTCCTATCATGGACCCATCTAAGAACCCTGCATTAGCTGCAGAATTAGAACAACAACAAACCCCACCTGAAGTATAATGGCAGAGACAATGACATATGATGCTGGTACTGATACTGTTACCACATCATCAACACTTAATTCCGATGAACAGGATTCATTAGAAGTAGGTGAATCAATGGAGGCAGAGCAGAATAGTCTGCTTGCTGGTAAATATAAAGATGCCCAGGAATTAGAGAAAGCTTATGTTGAGTTACAAGGGAAGCTAGGAGAAAAAGAAAGTAAGCAGGAGGTTGAGTCAGAACCAGAACCAGAAGTTAAAGAAGAACCTAAAGAAGAATCTAATATATTAGATCAGTTATGGGATCAAGCTACTTCTGGTAATGATTATGATAAGGAAACTGTAGAGGCATTGGGTAAAATGTCTGCTACAGAATTAGCTAACATGCATCTTGAGTATCGTAATTCAATTGAAAAGCAATCCAAGCAGCAGCCAGCTCAACAAGAGTTAAGTAAAACTGATGTTGAACGGTTGCAGTCCATAGTAGGAGGTGAATCCAACTATAAGAATATGATGGACTGGGCTAACAAGACTCTAAACGAAGAAGATATATCATTATTTGATTCTGTTATGGATAAAGGTGACCCAGCCTCAGCATTCTTTGCAGTTAATTCTCTTGCATCTAGATACAATGATGCTGTAGGTTTCGATGGTAATATGTTAAGTGGTAAACCACCTAGCAATTCCACAGATGTCTACCGTAGTCAGCAAGAAGTAGTTCAAGCTATGAGTGATCCTAGGTATGAAAGAGATCCAGCTTATCGTCAAGATATAATGGATAAATTAGAACGTTCAGATCTTAAATTTTAATTATGGCGCGCTCAACAAGGGATAGTCAGGTTATAGATAACAATAATCTACTTATCTCTAGATTTAATTCTAAATATCCACCACATCCTGATACTGGTGCTCCTAATGCAGATGAGTTATTAAACCTACCAGATGATATAATCAATAAAGGTTTACAACCTGGTCGAGGAGTAGCAGAAGAGAGTCTAAGACAAGATAGAGAGAAAAGAGAAGGTGATGCTTTACAGATAAAAGGTGTACAAGGTGAGTTATTTCCTGAAGATAAGAAGCCTAGTACAAATCCTAGGGCAGAGTCTGCTCGTAAGAAAAGAAATAGAACAAGAGGAGATGATGCTCAACGTAGAGCTGAAGAAGCTAGAGGTGGGGAACGGTTAAAGCCAGAAGATATCTGGCCTAACTATCCTAACATGTTGAAAATAATACCAGAAGTTTTAAAGTTACTTCCTATGCTAACTGGTGTTAATAGATTAGCTAATCTAGATCAGAGCTCTCCTATGTGGCCTAACTTAGAAGGAATAGGAATTAAGGATTTCAGATATATAGATGATGAAGAGTATGGAATCCCAGTAGATGAAGAACATCCTGATATGGCTCAAGGTTATAGAGATAACAAAGCAGGTAATGTAGATGAAGTCTGGAAGATAAGAAATCATCCTAACTATAAATCACTACCTTCCGAGAAACAGTTACAACAGAACATATTAAAGATTAGAGATATGTTAGCTCAAGTAGATTACTCTGATATACCTAATGAGTTTGATAAAATTTTAAATCCTACGGGATCACCTAATCCACCTAGACCATCTCTAGATCAATTAAGAGACGGCTACAAGTATAAGAAAAGTAAAGGGCTAGTTTAATTTTAAGCGGCTGACCCGAAAGATCGTCCTCGGCCACACGAACTTTTATTCTTTTTACTCATGCCTCAAAACAAATTTGCAACTGAACCACAAGTAGAAGTAGTTAGTCAACCTTACTTCGAGAACGCAGAGCGTGTCAATGGACAGCTTGCTATGATAGGATTCGTTGCAGCACTTGGATCATATATTTTTACTGGACAAATTATCCCCGGCATTTTTTAATGGCAACATTAACCCTACCTCAACAGAATAATTGGAATCAGTTCTGTAAATGGGTTACAAGCACCGACAACCGACTCTACGTTGGTTGGTTCGGTGTACTCATGATTCCATGCTTACTTACTGCAGCAACCTGTTTCATTATCGCTTTCATCGCAGCACCGCCTGTAGACATAGACGGGATACGTGAACCAGTAGCTGGCTCTC